GAATCGTCACGCCATGAATCGTTGACGATGAGTTTGTTGGATTGTCCGTCACGTAAGCGTCAAGCACACCCGCGACATTGAGCAAGTTACCAAGGATCGATGTATTCGAATTGATGGCGTTTGCCGCCAAAGTTTGCTGCCGGCGCCCTTCAAATTGTTGCGCTGTTTCTGTTGACGTTCCAATTACGCCGGAAATAATCGTAGCGGTGTCCCATCCTGGGATAGACTGATAAATTGTAACGCTTGATGGCACTACGATAGGCCCAGGCGTTACCGCAGCGAATGAAAGCGTGATAGCTCCGCCGGAAGATGGCAATGTCCCGGCCTGCGTGCATTGATACAGATTTCCTGACGAATCCTGAATCGTACCGTAAGTCGTCGGTCCGGCCGGAATATTCGCTCCCGACCCAACGCAAGAAACCTGCAACGTCGTGGCTTGCGCTGCGTTTCTTGTTAACCGATATATTCGGGCAATTGCATCTTGCATGCGCCCGGTAGCATAGGCAGGATCAACCTGGGTCGCGTAATAGACTATTGTTTGATAGGCGTTGTTAACGACCGCAGCTTGCGTCGAAGCAAGCTGACTTTCCGGGTTAGACCCGTTGAAATTAAACGTGACGTTGAAAGCTATGTTGTAGTCGGATTGCACCCCGGCAAGGATGGCCGGTCCCGACGGCGCAATCGGGCCTTGCGTAGTCCAAGAAATCGCCGGAACCGAGGTTGTGCCTACATTGGCCATTTATCCGGTTCCTTGCGGGTTTAAGACTGTGAAATTAGCCGCGCCGGTTATTCCGGTTATGTTGCTGATAACCTGCACCTGACCGGATACCGCGCGCCCGCTAAATCCCGTGATAAAAACTTGAGCCGAGCCAACATTAGCGACCGTCAAAGCAGCCGTCACAAGATATTGCTTTAGCAGCGCTAGAGGCGGATTTTGCCCTAGAATTTTTGTGAAATACGGGACGCCTTGCGTCGTATCCCAATAATATTCGCCCAAGAACATCTTAATGGCGCACGCTGCGGCTTGAGCTTCGGCTGTCGTCGGAGAATTTGCCGGCGGTATCTCCGATAACAACGCGATATTGCCGTTTGCGTCAACGGACAGATCCCAAGTCGATAAGTTTAGAGCGAGTGTCGCGGCCATAGTGCCCTTTCCTTACCAACTCGATACCACGTTTTTTGACCTATGGCACCGTGACCGGAACTCCATTGACATTAAACGATGTCGTAACGACGTTCACCGATCCGGGCTGCATCTGGATCTTGTTCGAGTTGACGTCTGAAAGCGTCATGCCCAAGGAGCTCGAAACGATGCTATTTCCCGTCTTGTCTGTAATCGCAAAAGTACCGTCAGATTTGAGCCAGATCGTCGCAGTCGGGTTACTGTTGAACACCCCGCCGATATAGATCCCGTCCGAATAGCTCAACTGACGATTTGAGCCCGGGATGACCTGTTGGGACACCCCGTTAGAAAGCTTTGAGATGTCCCGTGATGCGCTCAACAGGAAGCCAACGTCATTGGCCGCCGGATCGCAAATAATCGCCCACGGGCCTCCCTGAGCCCGGAAATAGGGCACCCCGTAGACAATCCCCTGCTTCACCTGATTTCCGGAACCATCTAACAGGGAAACGAGCAATTGAACGTCAACCGTGCCGGCAGTCGGCGGAGACCCCGATCCCGCATGAACCGTATGGACTTGGACAGGGATCATGATTTCAAGCTGAGCGATTAGTTGTTTGGCAATAAACATTGTCACCGACGAATCGGAATTTCCGTCAAATGGCGTTTGCTGCCCGGCTCCGATCGTCCCCGATTGCGAAGTTTGGGTCATTTTGTTCCTATGACGACGGCGGGATGATCGTCTTAGCGTACCCGGGATTGTATGCGTAGACGACGGACATCCACTGCCCTTTAGGGACAAGTGAGTCGAGCATCAAATCAAGCTTGTTGACTGCCCATTGTGACGGAAAGGTTGACGGTGCATTTCCGGGCGAAAGCGAGCTCTGTTGTGAAGGCTGAGCGGAGGCAATCCCCGCCAACAAACTGCTATTCACTTGTACCAAGCTACCAAAGGACAGTTGCGGATTGAACAGCGTTTTAACGATGATTCCTTGTTGGGTGAAAGCCGGGTAGGAAATCATGCCGGTAGCCGCGGAAATTACCGGAATGTTTGGCGTGTTTCGGTTGCCGCCTAGAGGCCAGATAGAAAGTGTGTTTCCCTTGATTATTCCCCATGAAATTCCGGCCGCCTTGGCACATTTGTCCGCCTGAGATCGAGCCGACCCAGAAAAATAAGCGTTTGAAAGCGTCGATGAAACGCCGTTGTTTTCAAATCCCAGGTTCATTGCTCGAGCAAATCCGGACATCATGTTTGAAACTTGTTGAGATCCCGAAAAGCTTGAAGCTGGAATAGCTATTGTCGCATCTGCGGCACCGGCTATGCAGTCAAAAATAAATGGAACGTCGGGTTGCGCTGAATAGTCGCCGTAAGCCGACCATATCGTTCCTGAGAAAACGATTGCTTGGCCTGCTACCGCATCGCCAGCAGATATTGTCAGTGTATTTTTTGGAACCAAATTGAACACTAAACCGAGCGTCGAAAGCTGATTCATGATGCTTGGCGTCAATCCCCAAATCTTGACGCGCGCGTTACTGTCTGCCGGAGCTCCCGAATTTTCTATTTGGACTGAGACACGAGACCCCGTGAGGTTGACCGTGTTAGTTCCGCTTTCGGAAAATGTGCTTGGCTGATTTGTTTGTGTGTTTTGTGCAAGCTGCACAGAAACCGAAATCAACCTTTGAACAAATGTCATCCCGTAAGACCAAAATTTGTAAGATCCGTTGGAGATAGATAGACTAGCTGCCAACGAGATCCTAGGCCCGTGTAGACCGGACTTGACGTTCCTTGCGTGTCAACAAAGATAAAATCTCCCGAAAATCCAAGGTAAACGTCCCGCACAATACGGTTGAGGTTTTGACAAATAACGCTTGCGATAATGACTGTCGTTCCGAGGCTCACGGTCATAAAGAGCCCGTAGAGAGATTGAGAAATCGATAGGGTAACGGCTTGATTGTTAACCTGCGTTTGCAACGTCTGATTTTGAAGCGGTTGAACCGATATTGTTTGCATCAGAACACCGTTGGAGTTTGACCCGGAAACGGAAACGGTAGCCGCTGAATCACTGATTGGCTAGGTGCTGCTGGCTGCACATTCCCAATTGACTGTTGCCCTGCATCTTGAGGGGATTGTGTGTTTGTAAACGTCGCCCCGGCAGTAACCGGAACTTGCTTGAACCACAACTCCGGTTGAATAAGCTTTGATCCTTGTTCCGACGAACGTCGCCAATCGATATGAGTGCAATTGGTTGATGTAAACGTATATTCTGGCGTAACGATATCAAACAGATTGAACGAATTTCCAATCCAAAGAACCGTCGATATAAACGCCTGTCGGTTTGTGTCTGAAATTCCGCTAGCAACGCGAATCTTTACATCAAACGGAAGAGTAACTTTGTCGTAAGCCTGAAATGCGCCTTGCTCTTGAGGGTAAGTCGAAATAGGCCAATCCTGCGCAAACTCAAATTCTACGGTTGAAGCTGCGACTGGAACAATGTTCGGAGCACCTAAAAGGGTTGCGATGCTTTGAATTGGAGCGATAGCGGCGATCGCGATCGACCCTAAAACAGATGCCGGTTGAATCACCGGCTGACCGTTGAGATAGATCCCCCAGGACGGTTGCAGAAGAGCTCCAAGAGTAAGAGCCGTAGCGTCGGCGAACAATAGCGGTAGCGATGCCATTTTAGCTTCCTGAGTTAGCCGCTCCTGCCGTGATGCTCCGTTTTAGAGCCTTTTCGATATCGCTCGCAATCCCTTCGGCGTTACTGCTGCTCGTATTGACCGTCACGCCGCCGACGTTAACCGTAGTTGAATGACTTCCCCCCATGCCGGCGCCGCCCGCGGTCGGAGATCCTTTCCAACCGTACCATTGGCCCCATCCGCTCTTTTTTGCATTGTCGAGCGCGAAATCAACGCCCCTTTTCCAGTTTTTCCGATCGCTTGCATCAAGCCCCGTTTGCTTGGTAAATTCGTCGCCTAAGCCGGGCTTTGCAAGACCGCCTGTCTGTCCTCTCCCGCCGTAATGAAGCTGAAAAGGACCATACGATTCTTCGCCTGGGATCGTGCTCTTCCAGTTGTGCAAGCCTTCGCTGCGAGCGACTTCAACGGCTACGTTCGGGTCCATACCCCGGGCAACTGCCGCTTCACGGATATAGGACTCCATTTCCTTAGGACCTGCCTCCGGATCGGATGACGGCGGAGAAGCGATCTTAGCCGCTATCTTGCCTTTTACCGCGGCAAGCTGTTCATCAGTATAAATTATGGCCGTTCCTTCTGCGCTTTTCTTTCCAAAATATTGCAGCAAATGCGCTAAGCCGTTTGTCACGTTCGATACCGCCGGCCCAAGCATCGTTAGCAACGTTCTTCCTAAATTCGAGCTCGAAGCCTCCAACTGTTCAAGAGCCCGCTGATATTCCTTTGCAGCCGCCGCGCTCTCTTCCGTAGTTACGCCTGCTTCCTTGGCTGATTTTAGATAAGATTCCATCGCTCGCCGACCAAGCAACGCAAAATTAACCATGTCCTGATTAGCGCCTGGGATCATTTGCAGGAAGGCGGTTGCCTGCCGGGCATCCATACCCTGAACCGCTTCGGCGAGATCAAGCCATAGCTCGCCGCCTGTTTTGAGTTGCTTATTCTGATCGTATAGGGAGACCCCTAGGCGGCTTAGAACCGGGAGCATGCCTGATTGCCCGGTTAACTGAAAACGCGTCATTTCCCCGCTTAAGCCAGATAAAGCACTATTGGCGCCTTCCGCTGTTCCGCCAGCTTGTTTGATAGCTCCTTGCCATGCTGATGTATCGCTAGCGGACATGCCCATTGTGATAGCTAGCCGCCCGGTCGCAGCGTCAAGATTTGTGATGTATTTCACAAATTCGCCAAGCTCTCGCCCGCCAAAAAACACGCCAAAAGCCGTCAATACTTCGCGGCGCATGTTCGAAATCACATCAAGAACGCGCTTTGAACTGCTTTCGACATCTTTTGCTTGAGCTAGGGCCGCGGCCTGCAACTGAGCCATTTGTTGCATAATTTGTTTCTGACCAGCCGTAAATTTAGACGGGTCAAGAGCAAATTCTAAAACAAATGAATCCAAGACATTTGCCATTGCTTACCCCTGAGAGCGCATCCGGCGCATTGCCTCTTGCTGCTGTTTGGCGATTACCCGGGCATTGTGAGCGTTCACAAGCCCTACCTCAAGGATCTTATGCAAATCCTCGACGCCGTAGATGGTTTGCAACTCGTATAAGGTAACCCGCGGCTGCTCAAACGATAGGGCAATTCCTATGTTCCGAGGGACGCCTTTGTAATCGAGGAAGCTTGTTCCTCCTGACGCTTTTTGTCCGCCGCCATCATCCCCGAAATCAACTTCGATAATAGGTCGCTCACGGAAAAATTTGTGTGAACGCGCAACACCTCCGAGCGCAGCCAAAGCCGAGTTTGAATTTCCTCAATGTCGTCAACGCCCGGGACAAGATCCGTAGCTACCGGTCCTTCAACGCCCCGCGCCGTTGGGTCGCGGATAATTTTGATACACTCGAATAGCTCGTTGAGGATCGGAATTACTTCTCCTGCCTGCATCTGGCCGCGCAAAAATGTGTTCACGCCAAGCCAGAAAATAGCTTCCATCCCACCGGAGATCGCGTCAATCGGGATCTGACCGCCGCCTCGGTTATAGGCGATGAGAGCTCTAACAGCCCACTCTTCGGCTCGTTCTGCCGGCCATTCTTTGATCAGGAAATGCTTTCCTGCGTCCCGCTTGCCCCATTCGGCCGGGACTTTGACGACTTCATGCTTTCGCAAGGGATTACCTCGTTGGGATCGCTACAACCCGGTTCCAAACGAGCCGGAATGACTGCTGCTGCAATAGCTTCTTGACCCCTGGCATTGGCTTGTAGGATTCGAGGGCGCCATTGGTCAGAGCGAAAGTCTTTCCGATCGCCGGCAACGTGATCGTGCCATTGAGCGGGTAAGCATCCTGAGCCGCTTCCTGCTGAGTGTTGATTGTGTCGAAAAACGCGATCGACGGGGAATCCGCTTTGAGCGTGATTGTCTGCATTCGCGGTGCCCAGACAAACCCAAAGGATAAAACTCCGTCAACGCCCATCTGATGCTCAAGAACGTTCACGGCTTCGATATCCGTCACGTCGTCGGCCGCGAACTGCTGCAACTGAACCGGAGTAGGAAACAGGGTGAGTTGCGAAAGCGTAATGACGGAGTTTGCCGCGGTCAGGGACATGGTGCTTCCTTACGGGATCAAGACGCTTGAGAGATTGATCTGCTGCACGGACTCGCGGTCAATGTACCAAAACGTTATCGACCACGGCCCTCGCACGGCTTGGATCGTCTGACCCGGCACGTTGACTTGCAGATAGTATCCGTTTGCCTGCAATGAGTTTGAAATCACCGCGCCGGCCTGCGCATTAACTTGCGCGATCTGTGCAGCCGTCAGGACGTTCGGCGCAAAGGCCCCAAAGAGCAACCCCGCTTGAATAACCGTCTGGCATGTCTGCTGAATAAGCGAAACACCCGCTTGCGTGAATGGCACCGAAAGGGAGTTTTGGAACAGGTTGAGCAACTGAGCCTGAAAATACGTGTTGAGCCAGACCTGAGTATCGAATGAATCTGCCCAGAGATAAGGACCGGTGATCGAACCCGGGTAGTTCCAAACGAAATTGCTGCTTGCCGAGCCATAAGCGCCATAGAAATTGTAGCCATTGGCTAACAGATTTCCTGCCGTCGTCGGATCTGTGACATTTGCCGCTAGCCCGGGCTGAGCCTTGAAAGCGAACGTTGGTCGCCCGTTGGTCTGGTTGTAATTGATCGATGCAGCGAGGCCAAGATTGAACGCGCAATATCCCGTGTCGGCCGTCGTCGCCGATCCGCCGCCTTCCCAAATCAACATAGTGCCAGAGTCGTTGTTGGCTTTGAGGATCTGACCGAGGCTTGATGCCGCATTGCTCGATGCTGCCGGGCTTGCATCCGGGTCCCAACAAAAATAGGCGTATCGGTTATTTTGCAAACCCTTCCACGACGCAAAAGCTTGTTTCTGAACGTTGCCCGACCCACCGTCCGGATCAAAAATCGTCATGAAATTGACCCATGCCTGATTAACGACAATCAAGCTCGTCATGAACGTTGACGGCGTGACAGGTGCCGCGCCTTGAGATGTAACGGCGCCGGTCGCCGACGTTAGAAGCAACGAAGATGCCGCCGAACCTGTAGCAAAAGCGATCGTTGACGCCGCGCCGGTGATGCCGGACGTGATGACAAATCCGCCTGAAACCGAATCAAACGTAACTGTCGCGGCTGTCGGACTGCACGTCAGGGTGCCGCTCGAAACCGCCTGCGTCAGGTTGACAAAAAGGGTGCCCGTCGTACCAGAAAATGTCCCGATTTGCGTAATGATAGTGCCGGCCGAAGTAGTCCCTCCCGTTACTGTCTGCCCTACTGCCGGCGAACCGGAGGCAACGGCTGATACCGTCATCGTCCCATAGGTGCCCGCAATCGTCGTGGAAGCCGCAATCTGCGACGTAGCAACGGCATAGGTGCCAATGCCGCCCGTAGTGCCAGATAGTTGCCCGGTGATCGTTGTTGCCGTTACTCCGGTTCCGGAGATAGCCGCGCCGTTGACAATCGTTCCGGAGGCTACTGCGGTAACCGTGAGCACATTCCCGGAGATCGATCCCGTACAGGAAAAGGTAGCTGCCGCAATCGCAGCGGTGACACTCGCAGCCGACGAGAGAGATGCGTTGATAGCGGTCTGGATAGCCGAAGCTGCGTTTGAAAAGCTAGTTGCGGTCGAAAGACTGAGGGATGCCGCATTGTGCGCATAGCCGTCAATCGTGACGTTGAGCACGCCTGAAATCGCCTGCAACTGAGCGAGGGTAAGGCCCGAAATGTTGCCGCCGCGAAGGAAGGCCGCAACCGCTGTCT